ACCAGGGGTTTATGACAAGAGCAATACCAACTTCGCCGGTACCGCCCGTCCAAGGGACTTCAGTGGTTCGCGTAACAAAACGCGACCAAAGTCCGAAGGAAGGCGGAGTCTGGACAGAGAAGGGCAAACCAGTCTTATACTGACGCTGGAAAGCAGCGAACGGATCAAGCACGCCTACTGCAGCCATCTCGGAATCTTTAATAGTTCCTGCCTCTGAAAGGCGGAGATGCTTAGCATTTGAGGCTTGAGTAGTCCGAATTTTCGGCTCAGAATGAGAAACAGCGGCCATAGAACTGGTCGTATGCTTCTTAGACTGGTGCGCAATTTCCCGTGTAGAACGGGGGGCCGCGGCTGTGGCCATCTTGGTGGTTTTATTCTTCTTTTTCGTCATCAGGAGCAAACGAAATTAAAGGTCAGGTATGGGATACCGCAGACAGGCGGGACTGTACATCTCAAACCAACCGATTTCGGTAGCTCCGTGCAGTCTCTCGGCATTCTGTTTAGCACTCTTAGAGGTTTTGGGCTATTACGGCTTGAGACCCCATGCCCGATAAATGGGCTAGAGGAAACAGTGTCACACCATCGCAACCAGAAGCTCCAACGGAGTTCAACGCGGATATAGTGCCAAAGTAAGGTCGCTCAAAATAGAGAGACGAATACTTGGCTATCAGCGGAGATAACTGGTGTAGCGGTGGGACAACGCTTGAGGGAAGACGAATTGTGTGGAGGAAAGGAAATTCTTCAATTTCGGCAGGAGATAACGTTCCTGAAAACTTGGTACCCTTGATCACGCGAAGACGCATAGGATCAACTTCATTGATGTTCTCACGAGGAGACATCATACGAGTGATCATGGTCAACCGGTCGAGCCAGGGGTCAGATTGATCGATAAAGTACGAAGGGTCTTGAAGTCTAATATCGTCATTCCGAACAAATTTGACGGAAGCTGATAAAGACTTCAAAAGATTCAAAGAAACTTTATTGATAGAGGAACGGTAAATCGAGGCGTAAGCATTATCCTTAAAGAATTTTGCAAGACGCCGCTGGTCTAGGGAATAATGGACTTTCCGAGGTGAAAACCGAGGAGAAAGACCAAAACCGCCCAAGCCTACTGGTATAAACCAGTTAAGGGTAAACGGCGAATAACCTTTCAACGACCAACGCTGGAATGTCAATGGGATGCACGAAGCGGCCCAAGGACAGAAGGAAATCATATCAGAGAGCGAATTAGCAATCTGAGTAGGTTTGCAAGCATCATCACCTTTCTTAACAGAGAGACCGCGAACGATAGTCTGGTTCAAATAACCAAGACGTCGAACATCGCGACCTCTAATCTTGAAAAGAAGGGAATTTATCATACAGATATCTCGAGATATGTAGTTCTTTCCAGCGGAGAGCTTAAATCCAACAGAAGAAATAGTTTCACGCCAGAGATTATAGAAGGACAGCGGCATCCTGAAAAGGATATCGTCGCCGTTCACTAAAATCGAGTCGAGGAAACTACGCTTAATGTTATGGATAAAGGCTCCGACAGAAAGCTCATATCGAGAACGTATGAATGCGGCCTTTTTATAAAGGTAGGGTCTCAAAATAAGAAACCATAACCCGAGCGCATGTGCAAAGCAAGCTACATTAATTCCACACAACAATGGAAACGAACACGGATGACCCATAAGCTGCCCCTCACTGAAATATACAGGGATGGAAGAAATGTGGTCGGGATAGTGTGCGTAGCCAGGAAGAAAAGAGCGCGACAGAAGAAAGAAGAGCGGATGAGACCGCAAGCCTTCCATTGCAGCAAAGGAGGCATCTTTCTTGAGTAGATCGGTGGCAGCCTCGAAATCGCCAGAAACAAAAAGAAACTCCTCACCAATTAAGGATGAGAAATCTTCGAAGAGGTCGTTACAGAAACGATTTCTAATCTGGTTCGCGAAAGAATTCGAGAGGTCACCGTCTTTCAATAGGTCCATAGTGGACCAGGGTGTTCGTTTCCAAGAACTAATCATGGCACCCTGAATCGGCTGTAAAGCTGAATAAAGGTAGCCGTCGCCCTTAGAAATCATACGAATCTTACCGGGCTCAAAAAGAGCAACGGGAGAAATTCGATTGATAGCAAGTGCGGGAAGTTGGTTAGTAGTCCAGGGAAACACCACACCCTGATCAAGAGGTAAATGCTCCTCGAGATCAATTGATGTCGCGTTCAAAAAGGCCTTCTCAAAATTTTCCTTACGCCAAACTTCAGAAACAAGCACCGAAGCACGGTGTAGACCTAGCTGCAAAGTAAGGTCTGATTCTAGAACAAGCGGGGGAAACAGAGAAAGGCAACCACCATTCATCACACTGGACTGCACACAAGCTGAGCTTGATGGCAGAAATTTCGAACAATCAGACGAATGGAAAATTCGCTGTGAAATCGAAACTACCGTCTCGCGTACGTCCTCAGGGACGGGCGGCCGGTGTGATGAAAGACGATCCTTATGAGTATGATACGCCGCCTCGAGTTTCTTATCCGACAGTTTGGGCCAAGCTTGCTTGGAGCCTTTCTGCAAAGAATAAAGAAACGAGAGGTCACGATTATTTTCAGCCCGAGAAACCTGGCGACGCAAGAAGCCAGTAAACAAGGGAAGAATACCATAAGGACCGAAAAGATACTGATCAGATAATTTTGAGGAATCAAACGGGAGAATTGGCGGTTCATCCGTCTGATTTTCAATCGCCTTATAAAGGGCGAGGTCAAGCCAATATTTACAAAAGGCTATGACACGATCGATTCCAACACTATCATCAGATCCGAAGACCATGTTTAGAGTCACTAAGGTACTGCTGCAGGACGCAACAAACCTTTCATAGTCACTATCGACAAAGAGGCGGCCATTAGAGGCCGTCCTTCGCGCTAGAAAGACTAGAATAAATGACTCCAAAATCTGTAGAACATCTGCCCGTGAAGACGGACAGACACGATGAACTCGCTTCATCGTGGATCGCAGACATGGTCCGATGCTCACGGAAACGTGAGACGTCGAAACATCCGAATGCGCGTGCAATACCTTGTCACGAAAGGTCACATCTGCCGGCGGCAGCTTGTTACTTGCCCGATCTAGCCTGAAAGACGTCGAAAGACGTCTACGGCTATTGCGAGCACGATTGTTCAGTGAGGAACGATCGTTTCTGATTTGGGCGTTATACGCGCGAGGTTCAGCGGAACCCTTAACCCTATTTCCGATCTTTTCAGGAGAAGATTTTAATCGACTTTTGTTCA